GCCCCGACCCGCAATAATCCGCTGTTGCCGCTGCGGCAAATCGACGAAGACGAGACGGCCTACCAAACGCGCCGTGCCGCCATCTTCACCGACCTGAAAAAGCAGACGCATCCGCTCGTTTATGAACAGGAATACGAAGCCAAGTTCGTCGATTGGTCGGGCGACGCCTTCTTCGATCTCGGCAAACTATTAGGCGCCGACGGCAACCCGCTGCCCTATCCGGCGACTTGCGACGCGGTATTCGCGGTGATCGATTCCGCCACCAAGACCGGCAAGGAAAACGACGGCACGGCGGTGGTATATTTCGCCCGCACGCGGGAGGCGATCTCGCCGATACCGCTGACGATCCTCGATTATGACATCGCGCAGATCGAAGGCTCGTTGCTGGAGACCTGGTTGCCTAGCGTGTTCGCCAAGCTCGAAGGCTTCGCCAAGACCTGCCGCGCCCGCGCCGGCTCGCTCGGCGTCTGGATCGAGGACAAATCGAGCGGCATGGTGCTGTTGCAGCAAGCCAAACGGCGCGGCTGGCGGGCCCATCCGATCGAATCCAAGCTTACCGCGCTCGGCAAATCGGAGCGCGCCATCGATGTCTCCGGTTACGTATTCGGCGGCAAGGTCAAATTGTCCGCTTACGCGCACGACAAGGTGACGCCGTACAAGGGCGTGTCGCGCAACCATCTGCTCGGTCAGGTGCTGGGATTTCGGCCTGGCAGCAAGGAAGCGGTCGACGACGATTTGCTCGACTGTTTCAGCTATGGGCTGGCGCTCGGGCTCGGCAACGCGGCGGGATTTTAGCGCATGAGCTATCTCACCGCCGACGGCAGCAGCAATTTCGGCTCGATGCTCAGTCAGCTGTTGATGGTCGACCAGATCGAGCCCGGCTCGGTGCCGTCCTATCAGCTTTGCAAGGGACTATACTTGTTCCATCCGGTCGGACTGAAGATGGCGGAATCGCCGATCCGCATGGCGCAAAGCCAGCAACGGCAGATCAGCGTCGGCACCGGCCCGAAAGACGATCTGCAGCGTACTTTCATCGAGCAATGGCGCACCGATGGCGCCAGCAAGGTGATTTTTCAGCACGCCACGCTGGCGCGCATCTACGGCATTGCCAGCATTGCGCTGGTGGTCGACGGCAAGAAACCCGACGCGCTGATCGACTTTTCCGAATTGCACAAGCTCAAGATCGCGTTTTCGGTGTTCGACCCGCTCAACACCTCGGGTAGCCTGATCCTCAATCAGAATCCGGATGCCATCGATTTTCTCAAAGTGCCGGACGGCGTGCGGGTCTCCGGGCAGAATTATCACAAGTCGCGCGTGCGCGTGATGATGAATGAGCAGCCGATCTATCTCGGCTATACCGCCTCGTCGTTCGGCTATGTCGGCCGCTCGGTCTATCAGCGGGCGCTGTTTCCGCTCAAATCGTTCATTCAGTCGATGATCACCGACGATCTGGTGACGTTGAAAGCCGGCGTGCTGATCGCCAAGATCAAGCAGCCCGGCTCGGTGATCGATAACGTGATGTCGTCGATTGCCGCGGTCAAGCGGATGTTCGTCAAGGTCGCCACCACCGGCAATGTGGTGCAGATCGGCGAAGACGACGAGATCACCTCGCTCAATCTGCAGAACCTCGACGGCGTCCACGATTCCGCGCGCAAGCACATCATCGAGAATATCGCCACCGCCGCCGACATGCCGGCCAAACTGCTGTTGCAGGAGACTTTTGCCGAAGGCTTCGGCGAAGGCACCGAAGACACCAAGCATGTGGCGCGCTTTATCGACCGCACGCGCGAGGAGCTCGAGCCGGATTACCGGTTCATGGATGACATCGTCATGCATCGGGCGTGGAATCCCGATTATTACGAGACATTGAAGGCCAAATACCCGGACGATCTCGGCAGCAAAGATTACCGGCAATTCTTCTACGAGGCGAGAAACTCGTTCACCGCGAAATGGCCCAATCTCCTGACCGAGCCGGATTCGGAAAAAGCCGTAGCGGAGAAAGCCAAGCACGACGCCATCATCGGCACGGTCGAGACCTTGGCGCCGTTGATCAAGGATCCGGAAAACCGCGCCCGGCTGGTGACCTGGGTGTGCGACAATCTCAACGAGAACAAGATCATGTTCCCGGCGCCGCTCAATCTCGACGAGGATGCGATGATCGAATATCAGCCCGAACCCAGTGAAGGCGATAGAGACGAATTGCAGGAACCGGCGCCGCCGCGCATCCGCGGCGATGCGGCCGACAACATCCGCAAATTGCCGGCGTTGCGCTGACGCGGCATGGCCGATCTATTCAACCAGGTATTGGCGCAAGCCGTCAGCGATATCGCCCAGCACGGTTTCGACAGCGCCGAGCGGCTCACTTACTGGATCAAGCGGCTGCGCCAGGCCGCCGTCGCGAGTCTGATCCCGGAAGCGATCCTGCATGCGCGCTTGAGCGACATGCTGCGCTCGCTTTACCGGCGCAATATCGACAGTGGTGGCTTGCTCGAGCGGCACCCTGGTATCGGCCGCTTTACCGTCGACAAGGTGGCACCACAACTGCGCGCCGAACTCGACCGCCGGGTCATGGCGAGCGCCAATCTGATCAAACTCAACCGCGACCGGGCGATCGAACAGACCTTGCAGCGGTTTTCCGGCTGGGCCTCGAGCGTACCCACCGGCGGCAGCAAAGCGGCCGACAAGCGCGAGACCAGAACCGAGATCCGCAAGAGCCTGTCGCAATTGCCATTCGAGGAACGCCGCGTCCTGATCGACCAAGGCCAGAAATTCACGGCGGCCCTGAGTGAGACCTTAGCGCTGGGCGGCAATGCCATCGCTGGCATCTGGCATTCACGATTCAGGCAAGCCGGCTACAATTATCGCGAAGACCACAAGGAGCGCGACGGCAACCTCTACATCGTGCGCGGCAATTGGGCGATGGAGCGCGGCTTGATGAAGCTCGCCGGCGCCCAATACATGGACGAGATTACCAAACCCGGGGAAGAGGTTTTTTGCCGCTGTTCTTACCAGTTTGTGTATGCCTTGCGTGACTTGCCCGACGCCATGCGGACCAAGAAGGGCCGCGAGGCACTATCTGCGGCGCGCATCGTTAGCGGAGCAGGTGCTCGCCACGACAGTGCGGTCCACGCTTAAGCGTCACCGCGTTCCTGCTGCGCGCGCCAGCCCATGCGCCATTGCACGGCCAAGCGATCCTGGTAGGGGCAGGCGCTCTCTTCCAGCCCGCCGCGATAGGATTGCACGCCTTCCTCGAAAACTGTCTCAAGCGCCAGCGCATCATCGTCGTTGGTCATTTCCGCCCGCCGCCGATACCAGGTCGCCCGCGACATGCCAGCCGCCAACCAGGGCTTCTGTGCGGCTAAGGTCTGCGCGCGCCGCTCCAGCCGTGGCCGGCCGCGCCGCGGTGCCAAGGCCAAATCGGCCGATGGCTTTGTATCCGCGCCACTGCCGACACCAAATAACCGTTTGATCCGGTCGAACATGAGACTGTTTTGAGACGAAGCGGCACGGAGTGCAAGAGGCCATGATCCGTGCAGTTGGGATTGTTTACATTGCTGGCGGTAAAGTGCTGTTTCTCAAGCGCGCCAGCGGCGATCACATCGGCGAGTGGTGTTTTCCCGGCGGCAAGATCAAAGACGGCGAGAGCGCCGTTGATGCCGCCAAGCGCGAATTTCGCGAGGAAACCGGTAAAGCCCTCGACGGCGATCTGCAATTATGGACGCGCCGCATCGCGGCTGACCCGCCTGCGATCATGCCACCGCCGGCGCCGATCAGCGTGCCGACTGCGGTCGCGGTCGAGCAGCCGTGCGACTACACGACGTTCGTGGTTTCTGGCGTCACGTCATTCGAGCCGACGCTCGACGCCGAGCATTGCGCCTATGCCTGGGCGCCGGTCGCGGCACCGCCAGAACCGTTGCATCCCGGCTGCCGCGTCGCTTTGGCACGCTTCGGCGCCGACGAACTCGCCATTGCCCGCCTGATGATGGCCGGCGATCTCGTCTCGCCGCAGCAATACGAGAATATCTGGCTGTTCGACCTGCGCATCACCGGCACCGGCGCGGCGTTCCGGCCCAAACACGACGAATTTGTCATCCGCAAGCCGGAGGAATTTCTTACCGAGGAGTTTGTCGCCCGCTGCAACGGCCTGCCGGTGATCTGGGAGCATCCCGCCAAGGACATGCTCGACAGTCAGGAATTCACCGCCCGCACCATCGGCATGATCTTCCTGCCCTATATCAAAGGCAATGAGGTCTGGGGCATCGCCAAGATTTACGACCAGCCCGCCGCAGCGCTGATGCGCGACAAGCCGTTGTCGACCTCGCCCGGCGTCAAGGCATCCGTTGCGTTGAAGGGCTCCATCGAAATCGGCGGCGAAGCCACCAACCTGCTCATCGAAGGCAAATCCCCGCTCGTTGATCACCTCGCCGTTTGCGAGGCCGGCGTGTGGGACAAAGGTCAAGAACCGAACGGCGTACGCGCCGAATCTAGAGGAGATACTGCGATGCCCGACAAGACCAAAGAAGAAATCGAAGCCGAGAAGAAGGCCGACGCGATGAAGGCCGATGCCGCTGCGGGCGAAAAGCTCGACAAAGTGCTGGCTGGGCTCGACAGCGTTGCCAAGCGCATGGACGCGATGGAAGACGAGGCGCGGCGCGACAAAAAGCGCCACGACGACGCGCGCAAGTACGACGCCAAGAAGCGCGCCGACGCGCACAAATTCTCCAAGCGCAGGGACGACGATGACGACGACAAATACGCCAAGCGCCACGACGCCGAAGAGGAAAACCTGAAAAAGGCGTACGAGGAAGCCGGCGAGGCGGAGGAAACCGCCGCCGACAAGGCGAAGAAAGCCCGCAAGGACGCCGAAGAGACGGAAGACAAAGAGCACAAGGCCGACAAGGCCCGCAAGGACGCCGCCGGCACGACTGCGCCCGGCGTAGCTGCGGAAACTAAGGTGCCGGCGACCAACACCATGGCTGACAGCACACGCAAGGATTCGGCCAATCCGGAACTGGCCGATCGGCTCGCCCGCGTCGAGGCGGCGCTGCCGAAGGCGATCACCGATGCCGATCACGCCGAAATGGCGAAGATCCAGGAGCGCGCCGATAGCGTTTATCGCGCGCACGGCAAAATGGCGCCGGGTCCGATGCATCTGGAGACTTCGCTCGCTTACGCGCGGCGACTATTGACCGGTCTGCAGGGTTTCTCCGAGCGCTGGAAGACCGCCGATCTCGGCAAATTGTCGCTCGATGCCACCACGTTCGGACAGATCGAGACGCAGGTTTATGCCGACGCAATCGACGCAGCCAACCATCCGACCGGCCTGGCCGAAGGCGAATTGCTGATGGTCGAATTGCGTCATCCAGTGACGAAGCTGCCGATTTACGAATTCCGGTCCGGCGGCGGCACTTTCATCGGCGGCATGAAGCCGCCGGCGCGCGCCATGCGACTGAACGCTTCGCCGCGCGGCGCCGCGCGCTGATCGCAACGGCCAGCGCTTATTCGACGATCTAGCAAAAGGATCAATCCTCATGGCTTCGCTTGTACCCTTCAATCCGCTCCCGACCGTCAACGCGCCGGGCTCGTTCAATGTGTCGAGCGACGGCTTTATCCAGGGCTGCGCCATCGACGATCCGGTGGCGCGGTTCCGGCTGCGCGGCGGCTATCTGTCGTCGACTGCCACTACCCCGCTATGGGGCGGCTGCGGCATCTCCGAAATCATCCCCGGCGGCACCGGTACGCCGAACAGCGTGCTCGGTCCCGGCATTACGCTTGCCACCAGCGTCGGCGCGGCTACTTCGGGCCAGCAGGCGGCCGGCATCCTCACCGGTTTCTCGGTGTTCGATCAGAATCTGGCGGCGATCATGACGCCGCAATCGCCGGTGCCGTTGGTCGCCTCGGGCATGCAGGTCAATTACTACCCGCTCGGCTCAAACGCGCGCATTCCGGTGGCGATCGATCCGGTGCTGGCGGATCTGGAGAGCTATCTTACTCGCTCGCTAGTATCGTGGGATTTCACCGGGCAGCGGCTCATCCCCTATGTCCCGGCCTATCTGGCCAATGTGTTCACCGCGCTAACCCGCGCATTGACCGGCGGTGTCTATGTGGCGACGGCGACTACGACCAGCGCTCACGGCATCGCGGTCGGTGACGATTTCGCCGTCTCCGGTTGCGCGCCTGCCGCCTACAACGGCACCTGGACGGCGATCACCGGCACCACCGGCAGCACGCTGGTGTGGTCGCTCGGCACCGCAGTCGATCCCGGCGCCGAAACCACGCTCGGCCAACTCAATGCTGGCGGTGGCGCGCTCGGCCCCGCCGTGATCGGCGGCGCCATCCTGCCGGTGCAGGTCATCGACGTGCAGATCGGCAATTCTATGACCGTCGCATACAGCGCCGTCACCGGGTTCTACACGTGGAACCGGGCGGGATCGGTCGCCATCATTCAAATCTAAATCCGCGCATCCGCGGCCTTCACACAGGAGCTTAGATCATGGCCAATATCGCCCCGGCAGTGACGCGGGTGCATCCGTCCTACGTCGAGCCGAAATTGCTGCTGCCCTATTCGCAGGCCTCGGGCGCCTTCGAATTGCTGGCTGGCGGCGACCTGATGGTACGCCTCTCAGAAGGCGACCTCTACGTCTACATCAACCGCATCGATGTGCGCACCAAAGTGCTCGGCGGGCAATCGGCGTTCAACGAACTGCCGTCCTGCGACATCATGCTGTCGCAGCTGCAGACGCCGACCTATCTGATGCGCTGCCGCGCCGAATACGACCATCACGATACCGCCGGCATGGCCCGTTACGGCGTCTCGATTGTCGACGCGCAGCGGCTGGCGATGCGGCAGGCGCACAATCAGTTCGCCCGCGTGGCGCTGCTGTCCGGCATCAACCCGTCCTACGGCGAGGGCCTGCTCAATACCAATGGCGCCACGCTGGTATCGCTGCCGCCCGATAGCAACGGCAACCAGACGGTCGAGACCTACGACGCCGGCCAGATGTCATTCTTCCTCGCCGGCCAGATTCAACAGCTGAAGACCCGCACCAATCAGCTCGGTCTGCCGCAGCGTATTGTCATGGTCGGTCCACAGCGAGTCTTGGGCACGTTCTCCTACCAGGATATCGTGCAGCTGGTGCAATTCCAGGAACCGGGTGCCGGCACCACTTCGACGCTCGGCGTGATCAAGCGCATCCTCGAAATGAACGAGGACGCCTTTGTGATCGGCTACGACGATACGCTGATCGGCGCTGGCTCTGGCGGCGCCGACGCGGTGATCATCGCCATGCCGGAAGTCAAGAAGCCGGCCGGCTCGCCGATCAATACCAACATCTTCGCTTCGCTCGAGCCCGGCCTGGAAGGCTGCATCATGCAGTATTCCGACATGGCGGCGCCGCGCGAAATCCCGGTGCCGCTGCCGGAAGGCGCCATTGACGTCACCTCGGAATGGCGCATCACCTCGGGCATCGGCTGGCGGCCGGAAAGTTTGACGATCGTCTCGATGGCCTACAACTAATCGCTCGCTCACCAACAAGGATCGTGACGTCATGGACCTTTATATCGGCAATGCCACCAAGCAGCGCCTACAATTCGAATTCCGGCTGCCGGACAAAAGCCGCGTCAGCCGGGATATCCAGACCGGCACGCAGACCGGTTTTCGCGATCTGAAAGACGCGGAAATCGACGCCATCATTGCGCAGCACCGCCGCTACGGCATGGTGTCGGTCGAACAGGTGAAGGACGCCAAGGGCAAGGTCGACTACATCTATTCGATCGGCCGGCCGATCAAGACCGAAGTGCTGGTCATGTTGTCGGCGCGCAATGACGGCGTGCTGATCGTGCGCGGCCGCGAGACGCGCAAGCGGCTCGCCATCGCCATCAACGAAAACCTCAATCATAATCTGGCCAGCAATAACCGGGTCGAGCGGGTCGCAGGTTTTGATCTTACCGTGGTCGAGAAAGAGCCGATCGGTGGCTACCGCACCGACATCGCGCAACCGGTTGGCGAGAAGATCGAGCTTGATCTCGGCGCGCAGGCATCGCCGCCGGACAGTTCGCGGCGCCGGGGCCGCTCGCGTCGCGCCATTGCCGCATAAGGCGTTCGGTGTGATCCATGAATCCGACGCTGGCTGGTTTCGTCTGGTTCATCCAG